CCAACTTCATCATCATCTCTTGTTGTTGTTGCATCTGCATAGCTTGTTGAATCTCTTCTTCCGTCTTGATCAGTCCCTCAGTTTCTATACCAAGAGCAGTAGCACGACGCTTGAAGTAATCAGATACGTTAAGATATTGATTGACTGCTTGTGGTCCTACTACCTGATTAGCACCAGCAAGAAACATATCAAGACGATTAAGATCATTACCACGACCCAATGCTTCCACACCTGTAACGATGGTAGGTTTAACAATATCCTTGGGTAGCTTAGGTAGTCGTTTCTCTTTGGACATACGATCCATCAAACGAGTGACGATAGGCAGTTGCATCTCCTGAGCTAAGAGAGAGTAGAGACCACCGAGGGCAGCTTCAAGCTCTTGGCTTAACATCCGTATCTCCTCGGCAGTCACTCTCTCGGCATCTCTAACAACCCCCGATGTCAGTAGAAAGGCTTGGCTCAATCGATCTGTTATACCAGCCATTGTAGTCTGTGCTGTCCGTAGATCGTTGAACTTATTAAGTTGTAAGACGGAGACGTCTCCTTCAGACCCTTGCACAATCGCACCGTTAGGAGCTTCAGCCAGTGTCCTTGCCCGTGTCGTTCCGTTAGGATTGACCATGAACAATACCTTAGCTGCTGCTGCACTGGCTTCTACGATTGATTTAGTTAACGACTCCAACGAGCGGATGTCTCCGATATACTCTTCAACAAACCCACGTCCGTAGTCTTCTCCGTCTATTTGAGTGTAACGCAAGGGTAGCCACGGGGACTTTTCTAATGGATAACGTCCTACGCTTTCCTCGATAAGCATTCCCTTTACGTCTTGATACACTTTAAATTCATCATCTTCACGCACGATAGCAGTGTACAAATCACACGTGTTTTCTTTCTCTTGTCTGTACACTTCTTCCCGTACCGACTCAGGTAACATCATAGGTGCTACTGTTTCTTTCACAGCTATGTGCGTAACGTTACCCATTGGATCACGCTTAACAACGTAACGATCCAACTTAAACGTTCTCATACCTCCTTCATCCGGGAGATATAACAAAGCGTTACCCGTGATTAACAAGTTCTTTAACGCTTGAAATATACCGTTCCTGAAGTTCTGTACTTCTACTTCCTGTGATACACTACGTTCTACATCAGCCAGTGCTTTCTCTAAGTCTGTACGTAGTTGTTCTGCACCCTCTTGTCCTAGTTCAGCTTTCGCTTTGTCTAGTTCGTATCTATCTATAACAAGACGAAAGAACGGAGCGTTCGGTGGTAGTAAAGCTAACAATAACTTAGACGATAGATTCAGAACACCACGTGCTCCGATGCCTTGGTACGGCGTGTAGTATTTAGTGGCGTAGTTGTGCCCGTCAGGAGGTAGTACATAGGGTAGGGTTAACTCTGACGATTGACGTCCTCTGTCTAAAAACGACCACCGCTGGTTCTCCAACGAATGATATAAACCTTGTGCTGTTTCGTGCATAATGATTAGATAGGATCGTCAGCAGACCACTCTTCATTCGCTAAGATTGTCAACATTTCAGAGCGATCATAGGCAGTCTTACCTTCTAAAAAGCTAGGAGTATCGCCCTCGAACTTAACAAAAGTCTGAGTACCTGCTAGGTTGTATCGGAGAGTGTCAGCACTTGTCTCAAGCACTTGATTAAAATCTACGGAAGATACTTCCGATGCGTCTATAATTACATAGTTTCTCATAGTTATTAAGATGGTACATCTGTTGAAAATGTAGGACCGTTGATGAGTGTTGCATCGTTACCTCCGCTACCTTGGTCAGTAATAGTTGTGCCACTTCCTGAGTTATTATCTCCCATTCTCCACCAACCCAAGGGACTAAGTGAGGATATATCGTTTGGCACACCACTGTTGTACATTGCTGTTATGTCGGAAGCGGATAATGCACTATTAAAAATAGCCACTTCGTCAATCTTTCCGTCTACGTACTGACCTGTTACGCCTGATGGAGGGGCTCCTATTCTAGGAGATGGATTAGTCATGCTGTAGTTAGCGCTATCCGTACCACTCGCCACATTTGAACCGTTTAAATATATAGTGCCTGTCGTACCGCTTCGTGTGTATGCTACATGATACCATTGACCTACGGAAGGAGTGGTGTTGTAGTTTACTACTGTAGAACCATTATAGGCGTATAAACGATACCCTGTTTGTTGAGACATATACAGTGTAGGTGCTATGTCGCTTCCCGAACCTCGAAAGTCAAAGAGTGTATAGTAATTATTTCCTCCTCCGGCTATTACATCTGCCTTAAACCATTGACTGATTGTAAAATCTCCTGTTCCAAAGCTAAAATCAGACGATGCTCCTACAACAATGTAATCGTTAGTACCATCAAGGTCTACGGAGTAGGTGTTAAAAGCAGGAGGAGCAGTAGGACTAGCAATTATTCCGCCACCAATACTTGGAAGAACAAAGGCCATCTTAGGATGCCGTATCCCCGGCTAAAACAAAGGTGTCAGCAGCGTAAGCCAATAAACTAGCTACTCCGTACTGAGCATTGATCTTGGTGTGAGACTGTCTGTTGTTAATAGTAGTTGAAGAAGCGGTAAAGGTCACCTGACCCGCCCCCTTCTGAACGAACGAACAATTAAACCCTGCTCCCAATCCGCTTGGTACTGTGACTGTAACTGCACTAGCATTATCAAGTACTACGACCTTACCGTTGTCACTTGCGAGTAGCGTGTATGCAGTCCCTGTTTGATCGTTAATGGATGCGTCAAATCCTAGTATCGCCTCTCCGTCAAAGTTGCCGTCTGTTAAATCTCCTGCTGATACTGTCACCGCTCCCGTCTGCCCCGCCACCGATTGCACAGGTGCTAGAGTCATCAGGTTAGTCGCTGTTACTTTCTTAGTTGTGGGTGTGCCTGATACGTCATCCACGATAGCCATTATATCGGCTCCGGCTGGACTCGGCAGGTCTGTAAGTTCTGTAATTTTTTTATTAGCCATGAGTATTATGCTGGTTCAAATTGTAATATGTCTCCGTTCTCTGCTGTTAACGGTTCAGCTAGTTCTGTCGTTAACGCTCCATCTATAGTAACACCGCTGTCTGCATCAGCATCAAACCCGTACAACTCACCAAACGCAGGACGTAGGAATCTGTTAGGCAGAAGCTGTGTACCGCTGGGTGGACGTGCGTCCGATGTAAACGTCAGTCCCATTAAAGAGAGTCAACTGTACCAGTAGAGAACACGCTGTGTGTACCGCTGGTGTAAGCTGTGATGTTAGCTCTGATCTTTTCGTAGTGACCGTGGTCATCTCTAATCATTACATCTCCGTCAGTGGTTACGTCTTCAGAGTGGATCGTTCTCCATCCTCCTCCAATGTATCCCTGAATAGCTATGGTTGCTGTACCGCTGACTGTAGTAGAGATTACAAATGTATATCCCTTAGTACGCTCAGACCCGAACGAACTACCCGCCCCTGCTGATGTAGCATCTGAGAGTAGTGTCTTTTTATCTAGTGTGCGAAGGCTCATGTGTTATATTATTACTTTGTTTTATTGTGAAAGTTGTACGCCAGTCTGACCAGCTGCTCCACCCATTGAAACACTAGGACGACGAACAGTCAATTGTTGTGTGCCTCGACGCTTCTTAGGTTCCGCTCTCATAGCTCGTTGAGTAACAGCACGTTCCGCAGTAGGTAACGGGGGAGGAGGTGGTGCTGGTGGTGGTGGAGGAGCAGGTACGGATGGTGAGCTAAAGCACATGACTATTGTTTGGTTACTATGTTATCTTGAAGTTGTTCGTCGTATATCTGTTGTAAATAATTAATTACACTACGTTGTCCTACTTTAAACCATACCAATCTATCGTCGTCTGTCAACAGCGGACATTTATCTGGGTACAGCTTGTCAAGCTTATCTATCAAATCTTTACTAAGTGCTGGTAATACTATTTCTTCAATAGCTTCGTTCATAGTGCGTACTCCCATCTAGTTTTAGCAGCTAGTGTTTGCTCCTCGTTCCTTTGTCTAGTTTTATTACTCCATGATTGCCCTTTATTCGTGCAAGCAGCAGTCCAGTTACTAGCTTTATATATTGTGCCACTGTGTACCTCTGTATCTTGGTAGCTTATTAGTAGTTCTATGTCTTTCATTTTATTTTTAATATCTTTTACCATCAACCCTATCATTCTCGATGCTGTGTTCTTCGGTGCGTCTGGTGCTATTGCTAGTCTCCTAAGTTCTAGTGTTACTTCAGAATCAAAACTCCTAGCTACAGGACTGCTCCATATAGAGGAAGCGTAAGCAATCTCGTTGTGTAAGAATAAATAACAACAGTAGTTCTTGTTCCTCACCACATTGCTCCAATGAATCTTAGGTAACCTGCTGTGCCACAACTCATTCAACTCGCAAGCTCTATGTACATCACAGGATTGTAGTTCTAAGTCTATAGCTTTTACTGGTTTACTGTCACCAAGTACTGCACGGAACAACGGCATCTCATCACGAAGCGTCATCATTCTCTATATCATCTAGTTCTATTGGTAAATTACCTTTGTTTATTTGATCCTTTGTCCACAACCACGCTGACGCATTCCACAAGATCGCACCCGCATGATCCTCCGTTTCGTCTCCTTCAGCCAACGCTAACA